TGGCTCAGACAGCATTCCAATCGGATACTGATACTTTTGTGTTCCCCGATAGCCTTCTTATTACTGGTCTTAAAGTCCAGTGGAAGCAGTCTAAGGGACTTGATTCCTCTTTTGACCTAGCAGAATTCCGCGCACTGTTGGAAAACTGCAAGGCACAGGACAAATCGTTTCCAAAGCTGAGTCTGTCGCCAATGGGCCAAACAGTATTGATGACCACAATGAACATTCCTGACGGAAACTGGGTGGGCTAAATGGACAAGCAAGCAATCATCAAAGCACTGCGAGACACCGCACAAAGCGCATCTAACTCCGCAGCATCGAATCTATCGGCTCCGGTTGACGCGATAGCATGGGCGCTCCGTAAAGCTGGCCTGCCCATCCCTGAAAACGCTGTAGGCGGCTCCGATTGGATGGCGCAAAAAGGCCTTACCGCTCCGGTACAAGACGGACTCCCCAAAATGGCGGGTGAAGTGATTGGCAATCTGGCTCCAGTTATGGGGGTAGCAAAAGCCCCGCAGATTGCGGCTGGAATGAATCGTATGGTTGATAACGCTATGGCTCCTGCAACATTGGGCAAGCAGCGCGGAGTTTTTGGCGGCATTGGTGCAAAAACAGCAGATATGCAAAAGCTAGACAAAGCAAAGCAAATGATTGCGAATGGAGAAAACCCATCCAAGGTATGGAGAGAAACCGGATGGGGAACTGGGCCTGATGGAAAGTGGAGGTTTGAAATATCTGACCACGATCTTTATGTTCAGCCCAATGCTGCCCCACTAGGCAAGCAAGTTGAGATGCAGATTGGATTAAACAATAAAGGTGGCATTAAACATACAGATGCAGTTTCTGCCTATCCATCTCTAACGGAATTGCCGGTATTTAACAAAGTAAATCAAAAAACTGGCGGTTTTTATAATCACATGCCAGAAGAAATACAGATTTATACTGGCGCAAGCAGCGAACTAAATAGATCTGCTCTTGCGCATGAATTGCAACACGCAATACAAAAAAGAGAAGGTTTTGCTGGTGGCGGCGATCCAGAATTATTGAGTGACTTTGCTGGAAAAAATGGAATCGGCATAAATGATGCTTATCAGCGACTAGCCGGAGAGGCCGAATCCAGATTGGTTCAATCAAGATTGAATATGGATGCCAAAGATAGGGCATATAGTTTTCCATGGAATCCTAGCTATTTCAAAAAAGAAACTGGGGTTGGTATTGGTGACCTGTTGAATTTTGAAAGGCCAAAGGCGATTAAATGAAAGCCTCCGCAACATCCATACCAGCGCCAGTATCAGGCCTAAATGATCGCGACTCCATCGCGGACATGAAGCCTAGCGAGGCGGTCATCATGGATAACTGGTGGCCTTATCCCTCATATCTGGCAATCCGCAAAGGTAGCGCCAATCACGTTACCGGCCTTCCTGCGACTGTTGAGACGCTTGTAGAGTACCTGCCTACTACCGGTGGCTCTACGCTGTTTGCAGCGGCTGGGACTGCTATTTACAACGTCACCACGGCTGGCGCAGTGGGCGCAGCGGTTCAAACTGGTTTGAGTAATGCGCGGTGGGAAAACGCCCAGATCACCACGCCGGGTGGCTCGTTCCTTTACCTTGTAAACGGGGTGGATAAGCCTCGTTTGTGGGATGGGACGGCATGGACTTCTGTTGATGGGGCTTCAACCCCAGCGATTACGGGTGTCACCACAACCCTACTAGCCCATGCGCAGCTATTCAAGAATCGCCTTTTCTTCGTTGAAAAGAATTCGATGCGCGTTTGGTATCTGCCGGTTAACTCAATCGGCGGGGCGGCTTCTCAGCTTGATCTTGGCTCCGTGTTTCGATTGGGTGGCTTCATTCAGGCTGCTTATACGTGGACTATCGACGCAGGTAGCGGGTCGGACGATCATCTTGTGGTGTTGTCTAGCAATGGCGAAGTGGCTGTTTACTCAGGGGCCGACCCTTCTAGCGCTACTGATTGGCGATTGATTGGCGTTTTCACCCTCGGGCGACCCTTAGGGCGGCGCTGCGCTGTTAAGTTCGGTGGCGACTTAGCTATCAATTGCATGGAGGGCGTCTACCCATTGGGCAAGGGTCTGCTATCTGCGTCTGTTGATCGCCGTGTGGCACTCACCGACAAAATACAAAACTCGGTTAGTGAGGCGGCAAACTCATACGCCAATAACTACGGCTGGCAGATTTGCCAGTACCCCGATAACAACATGCTGATTTTGAACGTGCCAGCGGGTAACGGGGTGAACTACCAATACGCGCAAAACACGATTACAGGCGCGTGGACAAAGCTCACTGGATGGAATGCCTCTGTATGGCTAAACGCAGCTACAGGGCTTTACTACGGCGACAACAACAGCATCAAAAAAGCATGGGTGGGCAACCTTGATGTTTCCTCTCCTATCGTTGCCGATATTCTTCCTGCGTTTGGGTACTTTGGCAGCAAGGCATATAACAAGTATTTCACGATGGTTCGCCCGTATTTTCAGAGCACAGGAACGCCATCTATTCTCTACGGTCTGAATAACGACTTTGTACCCTCTGCACCTGTTGGGGCGCTTGCATATACTCCGCCTACTGGTATGTTTTGGGGGTCTATGATTTGGGGACAAATGGTATGGGGCGGTAGTTTGACTACGCTTACCGCTTGGCAGACTGTTGGCAGTGTTTGCAATGCCGCATCTGTTCGCCTCAAAGTGCAGAATAACGGATCCGAAGTGAGATATACAAACACCGATTTTCTATACCAAAAAGGCACTAGCGTACTGTGAGAGTTTTTGGCAACGACGTTACTTTTGATGCCGAGCTAGTCGGCCCTTGGGTATCTGCCAAAACTGGGGGCACTTGGACAAAAGGTCGAGGCACAGCCATTGGTAAAATACAAGACGGCAACTTGGTTGCGGGTGTTTTGTTTGAGGATTGGAATGGCGCAAACGTTATTGAGCACATTGCAGCCGAAGGCAATTGGGCGACAAAAGGATTTTTGCATCTAATATTCCATTACCCGTTCAATCAATTGAAGGTCAGACGTATAACCGCTCCTATTGCTGCCAGCAACGCAAAATCAATTAATCTTGTCACCAAAATGGGCTTTACGCTAGAATGCACACTAGCGCAGGCAAACCCTGATGGTGATGTTCATATCTTCCGAATGTTTAAGGAAGATTGCAAATATCTTAGGGGTAAGTATGAAATCTAGCGCACCAGCCGCACCTGATTACACAGCAGCAGCAGAAAAGACCGCAGCGGGTAACCTTGAGGCGGCAAAATACGCCACTCGCGCCAATCGCGTCAATCAATACACCCCCTATGGAAGCCTGACCTACAAAGAGCTAGGTGACGGCACATGGGAGCAAAATCAGACGCTTACCCCGCAAGCTCAGGCCACTCTCGACAAACAAATGGCGCTGTCTGATAAATACGCAGACACGGCAAGCACCGGATTTGACAAAATCCAAGGGTTGTTATCTAACCCTGAACTGGATATGTCGCAACTGCCTACCCGCGCTATTGACGTGGGCAAAACCGCGCAAGAAGCAATTATGTCCCGCTTGCAGCCTCAGTTAGCACAGCAAGACGAAGCACTGCGCACACGGCTGGCAAACCAAGGTATCACCCTAGGCTCCGACGCTTACGGCAAGGAAATGACCGCCCAAGGGCAGCGCTCTAATGACTTGCAATTGCAAGCAGCTCTCCAAGGCATCAACCTAGACCAAGCAAACCGTGCAGGCGCATTGCAAGAGCAGGCCTACATTCAAGACCGGCCTCTTAACTTGGTGAACGCTCTGCGCTCTGGTGCGCAAGTTCAATCGCCACAGTTTCAGGGTTACGCGCAGCAGGCCAACACAGGCGGCGTTGATTACTTGGGTGCAGCGAGTCAACAGTACGGCGCAGATTTAGGCGCATACAACGCAAACCAAGCTGCAAACCCCATGAATGGATTGTTTGGCCTTGGCGGAACTGTTTTGGGTCTAGGGACTGGTGGCGGCGCTACTATCGGCGGCGGCTTGTTTGGTTCTTTGATGGGTAAAAAATAATGGACTACGATCAACAAATCCAAGCGGCAATGCTCCGGCAGCGCGATGCGTCTGGGCGTAGCCAATACCAAAACCCCGAGGGCCGCATGGTCAGTGGGCGATATGTTGCGCCCAACTTTCTTGAGTATCTATCCGCAGGGCTCCGCAGCGCAGGCGCAGGCCGTGAAGCTCAAATGGCAGGCGATGAGGCCAAAGACCTCGGCACTCAAAAGCAAAAAGCCATTGCAGACGCACTGCGCCCCTTTGGAGAGAAAGCAAACCCTAGCCAAGCAGGAACCGGCGCGACTGGCATGGTTAACGACGCCTTGCCGCCTGAAATGCAGATTGGCGCAATGCCTCAGATGGCTCCGCGCAAGCCCGACTTGCAGGGCGCTTATGGTGCGTTGATTAGCTCTGGCGTCCCTCAGCTTCAGCAGATGGGCACTCAGGGCATGGTGCAAATGCCACAGCTTCAGGCGGCGCAGCAAGAGCGCGAGGATAACCGCGCATTCCGTCAACAGGAAGCGCAAGCAGCGCGAGATGCACGGGCAGCCGAGCTAAAAATGCGCATGGAAGACCAGCGCGCAAGCCAAGCCGAAAGACTTGCGGCTCAAAAGGAATTGCGACAAATGCAAATTGAAGCGCAGGAAAATATGCGCAAGATGATTATCGCTAGTCGCCCTGCCCCACAAGCCCCGCAAGTTCAAACGCTGCAAACAGAGGGCGGCATGGTTGAGCGTGTTAACGGCAAATGGCAGCCGGTGACTATTGGCGGCAAGCCAGTAATGCCAAAGGGGGCCGGTGCTGGCGCAGGAAACGCCACAGAGGGAGAGCGCAAGGCCGCAACTCTGTTGCAACGTATGCAAAGCTCAGAGGCCCAACTAGAGGCCGCATTGAAGTTGGACAAGACCGCAGCAAAGCCCGGATTGGTTTCTAGTGGCTTGCGATCTCTTGGCATGGATACCATAGCTAACACCGTGACGCCTGAAAACCGTCAAAAGGTAGAGGCCGCGCAGCTTGACATTCTTGACGCTGCTTTGACTCTTGGCACTGGTGCTGCTTACACCAAAGAGCAGCTAGAGGGCTACCGCAAATCGTATTTCCCGCAGCTTGGCGACAAACCAGAAACTGTACGAGATAAGCAAGATCGCTTGAACAACGTGTTGGGTGCGGCGCGTATTGCCGCTGGCCGTGCGGGTGGTCAAGTTAGCACACCAGAAGCGCAAGCACCTAAGCGGCTCAAATTCGACGCACAAGGAAACATCATCCCATGATCGAAGCTGAATTGCCTGATGGCACCATCCTTGAGTTTCCAGACGGAACCGCCCCTGATGTAATGCAGCGGGTGGTGAAGCAGCGCATTGGACAAGCCGCACCAAAGGAAGAAAAGTCTATGCTCGGCGCTCTGGGTGGCGCTATCGGTCAAGGCGTGGGCAATGTAGCGCTAGGCGCTCAAAACCTAGTCGGCATGGGCTTGGAGAAACTAGGCGCAGATCAAGCAGGTCAATGGCTGCAAAAAGACGCAGCGCAAGGCAAGGCAAAGCTACAAGGCGAGATTCAGCCCTACGAAGAACAATACCCGATGACCGTAGGCGGTGGGCGCTTGGCTGGTGAAGTAATCGGTACTTTGCCGGTTGGTGGCGCATTGGCTAAAGGCGTCGGCATTGCCGCGAAGGGCGTAGGTGCTGCTAAATATGCATCCCCATTGGTGGAGGCTCTGCGCACTGGTGGAATGAGTGCGGGCGCTCAAACAGGCGCTAAAGCCTTGGCAACTCGCGTAGCCGGTGGCGCTGCTACTGGTGGCGCATCTGCCGCACTGCTAAACCCTGAAGAAGCCGGTACAGGCGCAATGATTGGTGGCGCTTTGCCGATTGCTGGCGCGGCACTTCGCGGGGCTGGAAATCTTATTAGCCCTGAGCGATTGATGCAGAGCGCATTAAAGCCGACTCTTGCGCAGCAACAATCCGGCGAAGCAAAGGCCGCGATTGATACGCTTTTGAAGTACGGCATTAACGCTACGCAAGGCGGTGCAGACAAACTAAAAACAATGGTTCAAGGCGTAGATCAGGAAATCTCTGATTTGATCGCTGGCTCAGGCAAGACCGTAAGCAAGGCTAAGGTGCTTTCCGCTTTGGATGATGTGAAATCCAGATTCACTAACCAAGTTAGTCCAACCTCTGACCTGTCAGCCATTCAGAATGTGGCAGACGACTTTGCACAGCACCCACTAATTGCGGCTGGTGACATTCCGGTAGAGCTTGCTCAAAAAATGAAGCAAGGCACCTACAAAGTGCTGGACAAGAAATATGGGCAGATTGGAAGCGCAGAGACTGAGGCGCAAAAGGGCTTGGCCCGAGGGTTGAAAGAGCAAATAGCAGAAGTCGTGCCAGAAGTGTCGCCACTCAACGCAAAGCAAAGCGAACTCATCAAGGCGCTAAAGGTGACAAGCCGCAGGGCGGCAATGGATGACAACCGCAACCCCATTGGCATAGCTGGGCTGTCTACAAGCCCATCGCAGTTTGCCGCAATGCTGGCAGACCGTAGCGCATTGCTTAAGTCTTTGGCGGCGCGTGGCATTAAAGCAGTGACGCCAGAAGAAAAAAACGCACTGATAAGCGCTTTGCGCGCAGGCGTATACCGTAGCGCACCTGTCGCGCTGACTGGCGATTAGTCGGGCAAGAATAGCACTAGAACCGCAGCCATGACTACACCAACCCAGCCAAAAACGCTAAACAGCAACGCTGATGCAATGACAATAAATGTAAGCATGTTTTTCTCCTATGAAAAATTAAATGCGCGCATGATCGCCATGAATGTGTTGCGCTTGTTTTCTCGCTTCATAGGCTTCCTCTTTGGTTGCAAACCTACCAAGGAAAACATGCTTACCATTGATCTTGATGCGACTCATCCATGCGCCCCTAGATTCGTCCCAATGGACTCCTTTAAGGCCGCTTTTAGTGCCGCTTCTAACGGTAACATTCATTTGATTTTTAGAAGCATCCGAGGCTCTAAGGTTTTCTATTCTGTTATCGGTTTTTTCCATATTTACATGATCAATTTGTTTTGGCAAATAACCATGATGCCAAAGAAAAACAAGGCGATGCTCAAGGGTTACAACATTTGCAGTTCCTGTGCCGATAGATATTTGTCGGTACTTCGCGCCATTCTTTTTGGTTTTTTGCAGCGTTCCTGCAATGGCTCCAGCTTTATGGCCTCTGGTGGATTCTTTCCAGATCAATCGCCCTTTTTCGAAGTCATAATCAAAAATGGCGCGCAAAAAATCTTGAGTGATGCTTTCTCTGGAAAATTCAGTGTCTTGCATTGGATGCCCTTAGAATTGAATAAGCAAAGTTTACCACAAGTTAATGGAGTACGTTATGCCACGTAATGGTTCAGGGGGCTACACGGCTCCATCAAACAGTTTCAATCCCGCGATCAATGGAGCGGCTGCTACAGCTAGCGACTGGAACGCGACGCTTTCTGATTTATCTGCTGCTATTCAGCAATCTTTGAGTTCAGACGGTCAGACTCCGATGGTTGGAAATCTGAACCTGAACGGCAACAAGATTACCGGACTAGCCAATGCATCATTGGCTGGTGATGCAGTTTCTTTGGGACGTCTTGACGAATCAGATGCTTCTTCATTAATCGGACACTTGCCCTCCGGTGCTGGTGCGTTTGCTACTACCGTTCGTAAAAAATTCGATGAATCAGTGGCTATCCTTGACTACGCCAGCGATGCAGACCGAAACGCCACCTATCTAGCACCCGGCTCGGTAGATTTGACATATGCAGCCCAAGCCGCCACGAACACCGGATACCCCGTAGAGTTCCCTTCTGGCTGGACTTTCAAAATTACCGGAGTCACTTATTCTGGCAAGGTCGTTTGGTTTAGCAAAGGTGGCGCAACCATCGTATCTGACGGGTCTATTTTGTCCGCAACCAATGCGGCAGATTCCACAATAGATAACTTGACGCTGAACAACATAACAGCGCCGTGGATTATCATTCGCAACCCTGCAAATTGGGCGGCTAATATTTCCGGCACATTGCAGCAGTCGAATATCGCTCTTGGTTATATGCCGACAGTAAATGACGTCGATATTTGGCCCTCACTTACAGCGCCACAACAGAACCAGACGATCAGCGCAAGCATCACTCTGGATGGTGCAAGCAACATCACGGTAAGCCGTATTAAAGGCCGGTTTGCTGTGGTCGTCGTTAAAAACGCGGTTGATTCTGTCATCCGCGATTGCAATATTCGCGGCGGCAAAAGCACTTATGGCGCTCTGGTGTTTGACAACTCAGCAACCCAGAACGGTATCGGTAACCGCGCAATCAATAACAAGGTTCGCTACTCCGCGAATAACGGCGTGTGTTTCTTGGGTAACTCAGACTTTGACGCCATCGGGAATAACTGCTCTAGAAACGGTGAATCGGGCGTCAAGACTTACCAGAACGCTGGTGCCTATAACTACCGTGGAAACATTGCTGCCAATAACTGCAATGAAAACTACTATGACGGCATTGATGCAGCTAGCTCGTACCCCTACGCCACAACTATTCTGACGTACCACAATATCGTGGGGAATCGCTGCTACCGCAATGGCGGTACGGGATTGAACACAGACGGCCAAGGCAACAGCGTAGAGGCCAATCACCTGTATTTCAACGGTAAAAACGGTATTCTTGCGGTGTGCATGAATAGCCTAATTGGTTCAAATAAGCTGGTTGACAATAACCAGTTCCGAAACGCATCTGCGCATGAGCTGACTGTTGATGTTTCGGGGGCCACGGGTAACGCCATTACCGGGAACAAGATATGGTCGGGCGCTGGCGCTAATTCAGCGGCCATTTACGTGCCGAGCGGGTCTTCTAGCTACATCGCCAACAACTTTGCCAAAGGTTCTAATTTCTTTTTTGGAAATCCGGGCGAGGTGAATTCAGTTTGTGAAAACAACGTAGATGACACCACAGCATTGATGACCACCCAAGCCTTTACGCTTGGATTTTTTAATAACGGCGCAGTAATTCAGCACTACATCATTACAGACGCAATCACTGGTGGATCTCCGGGGTTTTGCTCTAGTCGCATCGCCAATGCCTCATCGGGTTTTGTTACTACACCCAACGGACCAGATGCAAGCACTAATTTTGCGGCGGGTTTGAAGATCGGTTCAGCTACCCCAAGTGACGTTTACTTTGATACTGCCGCGCAAGCACCCGGCTATTTTCAGGGCATCTGCTCTGTCGCGCTAAACGATACCGGTGCAGCCATCGGAGCGCGTGTAGGTATAGTTTCCATAAACATTAACGGGGTTACTCGCCAGCGTTTGTGCATGTCATTCTTCAATCCATCTACGGGTGCGGCGTTTGCAGTAAATACCACAAACATTCCATCAGGAAAATCGCTTCGAATCACGTTTTTTGGGAAAATTGCATGACTACAAAACAAGTCTACGCCTGCATAACCTTGGCTCTGTGCGTTTTTTGGTGTGTGGCATATTTTGTGATTTCTCTGGCTTTTAAGTAGCCAATACTTCATTAACTTATACGACAGGTTCATTAAATGACGCCAGAAGATCGAGCGGAAATCGTCGCGGCGGTGGTTGCCGCAGTCAAGGCGTCAGAGCCTGTATTAACCGAAGACGAGGTGCGATATGTAAAGCTCGCACTCAAGAAAGAGGCCCAAAAAATAAAAAGATGGGAGGCCGTGATAGAGAAATCTCTCGGCGGTCTTGCTTGGGCCTTTATTCTTGGCCTCTTTTACATGCTCAGGGAGTGGGCTATTAATCACGGGTACAAGCCATGATTGCTAAACAACTCTCTTTTTTGATCGTTGCGGCGGTTTTCTTTTTCGCTGCGCAGTTTATTGAAAATCACTTTTTCCCCGTAGTGGAGAAGTTCACAGTAACAGAGATTACACGCTATGGCGCTAATTTGGTGGTATCTGGCACGATTGATAAGGCACGGCCCTGCGTTTTGCTTCAGGATGTGCAGGCGTTTACAAAAGATGGAGAAGCGCTAGAGGTCGAGTTTCTAGACCGCAGCGCCGGTTATGTCTCGCGTCCTGTCATTCGTGGCGCTAGTCAACCGTTTGGCCCTTGGGTCATCAAAGGCGGGGCGAATGAAGTGTTTAGCCTGTACTCTCTGCACAAGTGCCATGCGCTCTGGACGCAGGAAACGAAGCTAGTAACAATTGAGGATTCCAAATGACTACTTGGTTTGACCAGTGTTTTGACAAGCTGATTTCTCATGAGGGCGGCTATGCAAACGATTCCCGCGACCCCGGCGGCGAAACGAAGTTCGGAATCTCTAAACGCGCTTACCCGCAGGTTGACATTAAAAACCTGACACTTGGCGCAGCTAAGGAAATCTACAAACGAGACTATTGGGACCGCGCCCAATGCGACAAACTACCGCCCTCGGTTGCCTATGTGTTGTTTGATGCGGCTGTGAATAGCGGCATTGGACAAGCAATCCGGTTTTTGCAACGCGCTGTCAACGTGGCAGATGATGGTGTTATCGGACCTATGACCATTGCAGCGGTAACCCGTCTAGACGCAGAATCCATATGCGCCCGATACATTGGGCAGCGCTTGGAGTTTATGACCAAGCTGACCACATGGGATGTGTACGGCAAGGGATGGAGCCGCCGACTGGCTGACCAACTGAAGGGGATTTAAATGGACCCTATTTCTATCGCCTTTGGGCTTGCACAGTTCGCCCCCCAGATCATCAAATGGATTACTGGAAGCGACAAGGCCGCAGACGCAGCCGGTGCAGTGGTTGACATTGCCGAAACGGTGACAGGCCGCAAAGGTGCAGATGCACTAGACGCACTAAAGGCAGACCCCGCGCTAGTCTTGCAGTTTCGCCAATCCGTGATTGCTCAAGAAGCTGATCTAGACAAGGCATATCTGGCAGACCGCGCAGATGCCCGTAAGCGTGACGCCGTGTTTATCAGCTCTGGTACGCGAAATTACCGCGCTGATGTGATGTTCTTTTTGGCGGTGGCAATGATTGCCGCGCTTGTCTGGCTGGTGTGGAAAGACCCGAGCATTAACGAGTACATGAAGGGCATTTTTACCCTAGTGCTAGGCCGCTTTCTTGGTTACTTGGACAACATTTATAACTTTGAATTTGGTAGCACCAGAACAAGCAAGGCAAAAGACGCCACTATCGAGAATCTGACGCGCTAACGGTCTTGGCCAAGGCCTTCGCAGACCTTGCCAAGCCGTGCCACTTGCACACCAAAGCCCGACCGCCTAGAACGAATTTGATCTGGTGCGGACCTTCGGTTTTCTTGCCGCAGACAGCGCACCAGCTGGTCACATTGCATCCCCGATAACCGCTGCCGCTTTCACTATGGCGCGGCGGGTTGCTGCGTAGGGGTCGCCTTCATGTGGCTCAAAAACAGATTGATTATTTTCGGTACGTGTGTAAACCCATGTTGCATAGCCAACATCAGACCAGTCAACAACCAGCTTTAACTTCACAGCCAGCCGCAGCGCGTCGCCATCGTCATTCAGTGGATTGAATGTCTTTTCTGTTTTGGTGCCATCCATGTTCCACCACTGAAAGCCGTATTTGTCGCCATACGTCAGCCAGTTGTTTAGCTTCTTGGGCACCTCGATCCCCGCAGCCTTCGCCGCTTTCTCCAATAGCTCACGATCAGTCATCACTTCCCCCACACCAAAAGCAAAACAGTAATCACACCCGCGAGGAAACTAGCCCTCATCACTATCACATCGTGTCTGTGCATTTTCTAACTCCTGTGCAAGTAAGAGAGCATCAAGGGCAATCGCCCTCAGTGCCTCGATTGGTTTACCTTGAGTGACGTTTGCTTTAACGTCCTCCAAGAAAGTGTATAGGCGTGGGTCGATTGGTTCCATAGGTGTTTACCCTCGTTCTCTGAGCATTGCGTCTGCCATAAGGTATGCCTTATCTGCGCATTGCCTTGTCCAATGTGGTCGGTCCATGCCAACTGTAAATTTGTCTTGAATAATCAATCCTTGCATCGCCTTCGCTGCAAAGTAATCGCGCAGGGTCATGCCGGGCATGCCTTGGTTGAACCCGTGCTCTTCCAGTGTCGGGAAGGCTGGGCCGCCTGTATTTGTAGTCATGTTGTTGCTCCTTGCTTTCTGATTAATTCATTTGTCATTTTGTGCGCCTCTTTGTGGTGTTTCATGCAAAGCCATACAACCTCTAGCGGCCTGTCATAGTCTGGGTGGTGGCCTTCTGTTTTTTCATCTCCGCAAACAAAACAAGGTTGCTTAAATATTTTTCCATCTCGCAATGCATTGCCGACAATATGTCTAGCCGCCGATCTATTTTTATATTTTTCCTTGTATCTTTCATTTGATTGAAGATGGCTTAATTTGCCTTTTTCGGTTTTTTGCCTTGTTCTGTTTGCCTCAAGCCTATGAGGCAATGAACCGCGCAACCTGTCATATGCGCGTATTTCTTCGATTTTTGAAGCTCTACGCAAATGCTCATGTTTTTTGCAGCATTCAATGCACTTATTTAAATAACCGTCTTTCATGCCTTTGTGTTTGTAAAAGCACTCAATTGGTTTTGTTTCATGACAAGCTATGCACGGTTTCATGGTTTACTCCTTTAAAACGGAGTATAACTCAAAATGGAATGGAATCGTCCATGTCATCGAACCCGCTGCCCTGTGAACCACGAGGCGCAGGCGCTTGGCGGCTAGGTGCTGGCCGTGGTGCAGGTGCGCCGTAGTGTGGTTCTCGCGTTGCTGGTGCGGTTTGCGGCTGTTCTTTTCGCTGGAATGACAGGCTGCGGAACTGCACTCCCTTTGCGCTGGTTTTGTTCCAGCTAGAAACCCAGTATTCGACGCCATCAATCAGCGCGGAGCCTTTCCCGTCTGGGTGCGTGTCTTTTTCCTTGCGGTCATTCTTGAAAATGCTTCCGCTGTTGTCTTTGGGGGTGTATGGGGTGTCGTATGCCATGATTAGCCTTTCGTTTGTGAGTGTTTGCGGAGTGCGGAGCGTACACCAGATGACAAGAATCGCTCCATATACAGTGTTTGAGTGTCATCCAATGGCTCTTTATGGCGCTCAAAATTAGCTCCGTCTAAATCGCCTTTTTCTACCAAGTCGCTCACTGTTTTTGCCAAGTCTTGCAGGTAGTCTTTCCAGTCTTGCGAAAGGTCATCGCCAATCCCTGTCAGCCCGCCCATTTTTTTGACGTCTTTAGGCTGGCCTAGTCCTGTGGTTGCGTCTAGTGCATCGTGTTCAACAATCTCAAGCGCTGCAACCCACAAATAACGGCGCAGGTATGTCTGCACTGCCCCGAGGTTTTGGACGGCGTGGCAGCCCTTCAAATTGGCTTCAGACATAGGCGAAGTGATGACAATGGTTTCTTCTGGCTTGTCATTGTTTACGATGGTCATAGACGCCACATCGCCAAAGCTGATGATTGACGTCAGCCCATGCTCTGCGAACACTGACAGCGCAGGGATAACGAAGTCTCCAAGCTCAAAATAGTCATAGCCTGCGAACTTGTTGTGCCCCGATTTTTTCAGGGGCTTGGAGTGAAACGCAGCACGGGCCGCATTCAGTTTTTGATACACGTTCATTTCCGCACCTTCCAAGCACGTTTAAGAGAGTTAAGCACCGTGAAACCGGCGCGGCGGTAGATCAGATATTGTCGGATGTATTTCATTGCTGCTCGCCTTCTGCTTTCTTAACGATTGCGCGTGTGCGTGGCATCACTTCGGACACGTTGAAGCCATGCCGCTCATAAAAAGCAACATCGCCTAAATCAAGCGCGTCACGGTGCCACTTCAGAGCCTCCAGAAGCTCAGGCGCTGCTTCTATTATTCTGGCGTTTGCGCGTGTCTCTTTTGCTTCCCTTTCGTGGACACCTTCATAGATTGGCGTCAAGACGTTTGCTATCTTGTAACGCCCACCAAGCAAAGTTCCTCTGATTCGGATATAGGGCTTGTCGCACTCTTCAGGCAATGCAACCCAAGGGCCGTGTGTATGCTTGCTCATTTCGATTCCTCCGTAAAAACTTCCAACTCTTCCAAGTTCTGCGCCACAAAGCAAGCCTGCACCGTATCTTTGTAAGCCTTGACCAGTGGGCACTCGCTCTTTTCCAGCATTGCGATAAAAGCGTTTTGTGCTGCTGTTTCGCCGTGGTAGTCGTTAAACACGGCCTGCATTTCGTATTGAGCTACACGACCGTGGCTGTGCTGGTGATAGCTCACATAAGGAACGCTCAAGGAAGAAAAAGGCACTTTGCCGATGCTGGCGAAGGTTTGATTGATTATGTCTAGGTACATTTACTCGCTCCGGGTGGTTGATGTGATGGATTGTCTAGCATATTTTGGGTGGTGTGTATTAGGGGAAAACCTTAGACGCCTCCTAAGAGTCTCCATGCTGCTGCGGCTTGGAGCGGAACTTGCCCATTGCCGATGCCTTTAAGGCGGTGTGATTGATTGGCCAGCCCATTTGCCACTCTTGGAAGGTCGGGGCAGGCTTTCCACCAAGAATTACCGCTATGCCTGGCGTGTTCCGGTTGAACTCGCTGGGATATGCGCCCTTCTTGGCGTCGTGTGCTGTCGGAGTCGGCAAGTAGCCACCATCTATCTCTTTCGTGAGACGCCCCACAGTCGGAAGCTCGCAAACAAAGCCATTGCGAGTCATACCCGAGCGCGGTAAGGTCTGCGAGTACGGTTCCGAGTCCGTTAGTAACGATGTCTGCAACGTTTTCCAAGAACAGGTAGCGGGGTCGAACGATGCCAGCGATGCGGAGGGCTTCACGGTAGAGGCCACTTCTTGTTTCAGGGCCAATGCCTGCTTGTTTTCCGGCAGAGCTAAGATCAGTGCAAGGGAATCCCGCATGGATGCAATCCACTTGTCCCGTGTACTCGGATGGATTGAACAATCGAACATCTCCCTCCCACACTTGCAATCCAGGGAACCAGCCTTCTGCTGCTCTTTCTCTGAGTACTTGGCAGGCATAGGCATCCCACTCAACAGCGACAACTGGCGTGTGTCCAAGGATGAGGTCTGCAAGGAGCCCCCCGCCGTGTCCGGCAAAAAGGTGCATTGTTTTGAAGTCATTCATATATCCCTATAAAAAACACAAATCATAGCCATAGAAACGCAGAAGTCACCTAGGGTTTACCCCTATGAGACAACCCGCCGAACTGTGCAATGATTCAAGCCTCATCAACAACGGAGAGAACATGAAACTCAACGAACGCCTGCGAACCATGCTCACAGCAATCGCACAATCCCCCCGCCGCGCCAACTACTTCACACACGGCGACCGACGCAGCCAGATCCACCCCGACATTCTGAAAACGTGGCTAGATCAAATGTGCGAGGCTGGCTACTGTTTTGAGGCAGAGCAGGCCTACAACATCACGACTTTGGGACGCAACAAGCTAGACCAGAAAGACCTCGCAGGGGTGCGGCAGTACGTTATCGGGCGGGGAACCTATCGCACCGGAGATGGGGAGAATCAGCCGCCGTTCTATCGTCCGGGGTCTGACCATTCACACATCAAGAGCCACGGAGTGCGGTGCTAATCATGGAAACATTCGATATGTTTGTAGAAACAACCGTTGACGCCGTAGTGTCTAAATTCTCCCCATTGGTTGCGGACATTACATCCATGCCATTGGATGACCGAGCAGACGCAATTAACAAGCTGCGCGAGATGCTGCACGAAGTCAGCCCGTTCAACTCTGAGCCAGTGGACTTTGTGAAGTGGGTAAAAAATACCACTGTTCACGCCAATGACTACAACCCCAACAGCGTAGCGCCGCCAGAAATGGAGTTGCTGCACCGCTCTATTCAGGCCGATGGATATACACAGCCCATTGTGTCTATGCCAGACCCAGACGGTCGCTATGAAGTGATTGACGGATTCCACCGTCACCGTGTAGGCAAAGAGTGCGAGGACATTCAATCGCGTGTGCATGGCTATCTGCCACTGGTGCAGATTCGACAGAGCCAGCAAGATCGCAATGATCGCATGGCCGCAACCATTCGCCACAACCGTGCGCGTGGTAAGCACAAGGTCGAATCAATGTCTGAGATCGTCGTAGAGCTTAAGCGCCGGTTTTGGAGCGATGAAAAGATTGCTACCGAGCTTGGCATGGAAGCCGATGAAGTTTTGCGACTTCAGCAGGTTACCGGCTTGTCTGGGTTGTTTGGTGACCGCGAATTCTCCGAGGCATGGGAAGTTGAATCGTTTACCGGCGAACAAGAGGTAGAGCAAATTGAAGAAGATTAAACGGGTGTTTCACCATTACAAAAAGTGCGAGGAATTTGATTCAAACATGTGGAAGGCAGTACCAATTGAAGATCGGCAAGGCTATCAAGACAAGTCTGCTGCCTTGATGTTGGATTGCCCAGCCTTTGAAGCCGCAATGAAACGCGTAGTGGATGAATGGCCCTTTAGTTGTGAAGCGGCACTAACAGCATCGACCATGAATCACCAAGCATGGATTGGTCACGCTGGATGCGCCATCAATCACAACGCACCAGAGGATTTAACCCGCCTAGCATGGCGAACATTGAACCAAGCCCAGCAAGACGCAGCAAACGCCGCTGCTGATCGGGCCATTGCATATTGGAAGGAGAAATATCTTGCCTAAACGTGGACTAGGAATTGACGTTTTCACCGCTGCACAACAGCGCATTGAATGGACGTTTGACAACTTTGAGCGAATTTATCTGTCATTCAGCGCAGGTAAAGATTCGACAGTGATGCTTCACATGGTTATGGACGAAGCCAAAAAGCGCAATCGCAAGGTTGGATGTTTTTTCATTGACTGGGAGTGCCAGATCGGCCTAACCATCGACTTCGCCAAGCGCATGTATGAGCACTATGCAGACTACATTGAACCGTATTGGGTGGCTCTGCCAATCAAGACTTGGAACGCATGTTCTCAGATCGAGCCAGAGTGGACAGCATGGGACAACGCCAAAAAGGAATTGTGGGTGCGCCAGCCAGACGCCATGAGCATCACTGACCCGACATTCTTCCCGTTCTACTACGATGGCATGCCGTTTGAAGAATTTGTCCCCGCTTTTGGCGAGTGGTACGCGCAGGGCGAAAAATGCGCTTGCTTTGTTGGCATCCGCGCCGATGAAAGCTTGAACCGTTTTCGCACTATCGCACGGTCTGACAAGCCCATGTATGACGGCAAGGCGTGGACTACAAACGCCATTTCTGATGTGTGGAACGTGTACCCAATCTACGACTGGCGCACAGAAGACATTTGGACGTACTTTGGCAAGGCTCAGAGGCCATACAACCGACTTTATGACCGCATGTATCAAGCCGGTCTGAAAATCAGCCAGATGCGCATTTGTGAGCCTTTTGGAGACGAAGCCCGTAAAGGCCTATGGTTGTATCAAGTGGTCGAGCCTGCAATGTGGGCCAAGGTTTGCTTGCGTGTTGCCGGTGCAAACACTGGTGCGCTTTATTGCAACGAGAAGGGCGCGGTATTGGGTAACCATCACATCTCATTGCCTAACGGCCACACCTATGAGAGTTTCGCCAATCACCTGTTAAGCACCATGCCCCCACGCACATCCGAGCATTACAAAAACAAGCTCGCTGTGTACATCAAGTGGTGGTCTAAGCGCGGATATGGCGAAGGCATACCCGACAGCGCAGAGGTGCGCCTAGAAAGCGCAGGTAAGGTTCCTAGCTGGCGCAAGGTCTGCAAAACATTCTTGCGCAATGACTACTGGTGCAAGGGTCTAGGGTTCAGCCCTACAAAGAGCGCCGCATATCAAAAGTATGTGGAGTTATCCAAACGCCGCCGCAAAGAGTGGAACATTTTTCCAGACGTAAAGGAGTTGACATGATTAACGAAGAATTTGAGAGCCACGTAGGCCGCTTGTTTGTCAAACCACAAGACCACATTGGTCGCACGCTTCATGCCGCAGTAGGCATTGCCGGTGAAGCTGGCGAAGTGCTTGACGCAGTGAAGAAAACATGGATTTACGGCAAAGAGCTAGACCGCGAGAACCTACTGGAAGAATCCGGCGACTTACTTTTTTACATTGTGGCCTTGTTGACTGAAAACGGCTTCACACTGGAACAAGCCATGCAGCACAACATTGAAAAATTGAAAAAACGCTATCCCGAAGGCTATACGGACAACGCAGCGATTGAACGCGCAGACAAGGTGCAATCATGAAGTGCTATCACCAGTGGGGCGCTTATTGGACAGGTGGCATTCTTGCCGGTATGCGTTGTGCAAAATGTGGAAAGGTCAAGCCATCATGAAAACCACCCAAGGCCGCAAACTGATCGCCCTGCTTAAAAAGCGCGGCATGTCAACCCTTGAGCTACAACAGGCGGGGCTATCAACCTGCCCTTGGAAGCGCATTGTCGAGCAGCTTACCCAGCGCGAAGAACTAACCAAAACCAAGCGCTACCCCGATAACGGGCGCTGGTTTTATGTCTATCGGGTAGTGACTCGCAAACCATAGTCTGTTAAAATCTCACCACAGAACCCGTCTAGCTAGGAAGTCATGAGCCTAGCGAAAAGATGAACCCACATCAGACGGTGCTTCTTATCTTTGGGCGCATGGGTTAGTTATGCACTACTACCAGTTCAATATTGGTGACTATAAAAGTCACACAGAGCATCTTTCTGAAATGGAAGATTTGGCCTATCGACGTTTGCTCGATTGGTACTATTTACACGAAACACCTATCCCGCTAGACATTGGCGAGACATCGCGCCAGATTCGCATGCGTTCGCATACCGATTGCATTGCGACTGTATTGCAAGAGTATTTCATTCGCACTGGAGACGGATGGACGCATGGCAGAGCAGACAAGGAAATAGCCAAAACAGGCGAGAAGTCTGCCAAAGCTGCCGAAAGCGCCAAAAAACGATGGGATAAGGAAGCGAAGGCAATGCGAACGCATAGCGAAGGCAATGCTACACATAACACATTACCCATAACACAAGACACAGAACACAATTCAGTAGCTAAAGCTACTGTCGCTAAAGCGCCGCTTACACCCGATGAGATCATTTTTGGTTATGGGGTTCCCTTGTTAACCAATGCTGGAACACCTGACAAACAGGCTAGATCGTTCTTAGGTGGACTTCGTAAGTCTCATGGGGACGATGCACTGGTAAACGCCCTTCGGGATTGTGTGAAGGCAAAACCACTACAGCCTTTGGAATGGTTGGCAAAAGCATTGCCGCCATTAGGTGCAGCACCTAAGCGAAACAAACAAGAGATGCTAGAGGATAGAAACCGGTCAGTTGTTGAGCGCATGTTGCAAAAGGAGTCAAGCTATGAACCAGAGTGATAAACAAAAATTCTTTGTAATGCTGTCCGATGTGATGAGCTACTACAAGCAAGACACATCCGAGTTCCTGTTAAACGTGTTTTGGGATGCCTGCAAGGGTGTTGAATATGAGCAGGTATGCAAGGCCATCAACTCTCATGTGAAAGACCCAGACAAGGGCCAATTTGCACCAAAAGTGGCAGATATTGTTCGCCTGCTGGTGGGTACTAAGACTGATCGCGGGGCACTTGCATGGGGTCGTGTGTATGACAGCCTTTGCACTGTTGGGGCATATACGGATGTTTGCTTTGATGACCCTGCTATTCATGCAGCAATTACAGATTGTGGCGGCTGGGTGAAGATGTGTCGCAGCGATTTGGACGAGCTGAGTTATTTGCAGCATCGTTTCACGCAAGCCTATCAAGCCTATATCAACCGTGGGGAATTTGCTTATCCCAAGGTGTTGATTGGTGACCGTGCGCCTGATGCATTGTTTGCCAAGCGTGGATTGCCACCGCCTAAACCTCAGTTCATTGGCGACAAAGAAAAAGCGCAGCAGGTCTACATGCTCGGAGGCGCAACAAAAGAACGTGAACTTACCAAGCTGGAGACATTGATTCTGGGCAGCATTTGATTCAAGGGTA